GACGCGACTCGAACCGAATTATTGTGCCAGTGGATTGACTCCCTACAGTCACCGTGGCCTTATGGGATTCTCGAGGCTCCATCCGACAAAACTCTCAAGCTCTCTCAGGGCGTTTACACGGTTTTTGGTTTTGACGTCTCCCCTAGCCGTAAAAATGCCTCGTTGGTGGCAGGTCAATTATTACCAGACGGCAAAATCGGGATCGGTATATTAGAAATGTGGTCAAGCCAGTTGTCAGTGGATGACGTTAAGGTAGCGGCAGGAATTAAGAAATGGGCAGACCATTTCAACCCTAGACAGATCTGCTACGACAAGTACGCGACCGCCTCGATCGCTGATCGCCTTTCTCATGCTGGCCAAACTTGCGTGGATATTTCAGGATCTCAGTTTTATACCGCTTGCGCTGATCTCCTCGATGCTCTGGTCAATGATCGTGTGGCGCACAATGGTCAGGACGAGTTCATAAATCAAATGAATAACGTGGCGGCCAAAACCAACGACTCCGGCTGGCGAATCGTCAAACGTCAGTCAGCTGGCGATATTTCGGCTCCTATTTCGGCGGCTATGATCGTCCACGAGCTTCTCAAACCGCTCTCTATGCCTCAGATTATTGCCGGATAAGGAGAATAAATGGCTATAACCGAATGGACGTGTAAATATTGCGGAGGCTTATTCACCGTTATTTACAAAGATCAAAAACCTAGTCAATGGGGGATCGAAAATACCGACTGCCTTATGTGCCGAGATGACTCGGACAATCTCAACAAAATGGCAAAAAACCTAGAATAAACTTTTCCGACATTTAAGGCGAAACGCCGTTTAGGTGCTTGACTCGTGAGACTTTTCGCTCATGGGATTACTGGAAACGCTGGGGCTTCGAGCTAAGCCGTCAGTTGAGTCTGCCCGGATACAGGCTCAACTAAATCCGCCAGTAATGGATGCTCCATTTGGAACATATTGGGGCGCTGGTTCTTACGGCGGATATAACAACTACGCCAACTCCATTCTCCGTCAGGATGCAGTTGGCGTACCAGCTATTGCACGTTGCCGTAATTTAATTGCAGGCACTATTGCAACAATTCCTTTAGAGCTTTACTCAAAAACTACCGGCGAAGAATTAATAAGTATGCCCTGGATTGAACAACCCGATAAGAGACAACCGCGTGAAGTAACAATCGCGTGGACAGTCGATTCGTTATTTTATTACGGCACCGCGTACTGGATGGTCGAGGAAGTCTACAAAGATGACAACAGACCAGCACGATTCTCTTGGGTGCAGAACGATCGTGTAAGCGTTAAGTACAACGCCAATAACACTGCCGTTGAGTATTACATGATTAACAATGTGCGCGTTCCAGATAGCGGCGTTGGATCACTAATTACATTTCAAGGCATGGATCAAGGATTACTCGTTCGTAATCCGACAACTATTCGCGCAGCGATTGACATTGAAAAAGCTGCTGCAATCTCGGCACAAACTCCAATGGCAACAACAGTTATTAAAAACACCGGAGCAGATTTACCGGATGCACAAGTACAGGGGATTCTTGCAGCATGGAAGGCGGCTCGCCTTTCCAAATCTAGCGCTTACTTAACGAGCACTCTCACCGCAGAAAATCTTGGGTTCTCTCCTAAAGATATGATGTATAACGAGGCAAAAGCATTTTTAGCGCTTGATCTTGCACGTGCTTGCAACGTACCAGCGAACATGATCGACGCAGAAACTTTGCGCTCATCTACTTATCAAAACGTTTTAGACCAGCGTAAAGAATTTGCCGCATATACCTTGATGCCATATATCTATGCAATTAGTTGCAGGCTTTCAATGGATGATCTAACGCCTAGAGGTCAAGAAGTGCGTTTTAGTATTGACGAAACATTCTTGCGCGTTGATCCACTTACACGTTTACAAGTTACTGCACAACTCTTGGATCTTGGGCTTATTGACCTTGCTCAAGCTAAAGAAATGGAAGATCTAACACCAGAAGGAAGTGGAGAAGTAGATGCGTCTTAATTTTAGTAGTGAGATCGAGGCGGCAGATGTTGAGCGCCGCATTATTGCCGGAATAGTTGTACCGTTTAACAAAGTCGGTTACACCTCAGTCGGCCCTGTAATTTTTGAGTCAGGATCAATCAAGATTCCTGATACAAAGAATGTAAAACTATTAGCGAATCACGATTCGACTAACCCGATTGGACGCGCCCAGTCATTTCAAACTACCGATAATCAAATAACTGGCGCGTTCAAGATCTCATCTTCTGCCACTGGTCAAGATTTTCTTATTAGAGCTAGTGAAGGACTTATTGCTTCTCTCTCAATCGGAGTAGAAGTTATCTCATCAAAACCATCAAAGGATGGCACTCTCTACGTGCAGGAGGCAGTTATGAAAGAAGTTTCCCTAGTCGAATCCCCTGCGTTCTCGGATGCAGTAGTTACCAAAGTTGCTGCAAGCGAAGGCGAAGCAGATCAAACACCAACAGACCCAACACCAACAAACGAAAGTGAGGCAATCGTGGAAACTCAAGCTCCCGAAGCCGTAGTAACTGAGACTCCAACTGCCGAAACAGTCGAAGCCTCACGTCAAACAATCAAGGCAACCGCTCCATACATTACTTCAAGCGTTCGCTCCCCTATTAAGTCAATGGGTGGATATGCGTTGCACTCAATCAAGGCAAAGTTAGGCGACGACGATTCTGCTCTCTATGTTCGCGCAGCAGCCGATTCAACTTCTACTAACCCTGCATTCAACCCAACTCAGTACCTTACAAATATGTTCGTTAGCAATACGAACTTTGGAAGAGCGGCTATAGATGCCTGCACCAAGGCAACTCTCCCTGGGGCTGGCTTTACGGTGAATGTGCCTTCGCTCATTACTGGCACAGATACAGCTCCTACAGTTGCATCTACAGCAGAATCAGCAGCACCATCGAACACAGGCATGACCTCTTCATACGAGTCATACACCGTTACCAAATACGCTGGTCAGCAGACAATCTCACTCGAGTTGATCGAGCGTTCAGACCCAATCTTCATGGATCAACTTATGATCCAACTTGAGCGCGCCTACCTCAAGGCTACAGATGCAGCAGTAATTGCAGCATTTATTTCATCAGGTACAGCCGCAACTGCAACTGCTAACACAGCAGCAGGACTTATCAACTTCCTTGCAACAGAATCAGCAGCCGCTTATGCTGGCACAAGCTACTTCGCTAAAAACGTAGTAATTGGGTCAGGAACTTGGGCTGCCGCGATGGGATACCAAGATTCCACAGGAAGACCTATTTTTAATACCACAACTCCAATGAACTCTGCTGGTCAGATCGGCAATTCTTCAATTCGTGGAAACCTCCTTGGATTGGATACTTTCGTTGACGTTAACGCAGCTTCAACAGCTGGTGCTGATAACTCAGCATTCGTAATCGCTCCTGAAGCGGTAACAATCTTTGAGTCACCTACTGCGATGTTCTCAGTCAACGTAGTTTCTTCAATGAGCGTTAACCTTGCAATTTATGGCTACATGGCTCCTGCGATTTTACAGGCCAAAGGCGTAAGAAAATACAAAACGTCTTAATTAGTTAAACAGAATCCGTAAGCGTCTTGGTCGCCCTTGGCGCTTACGGTCTAACAGTGAAAGGAGATCCTCATGGCAGCTACATACGTTACTGCGGCCGAATTAAAGGCCAATCTTGGTATCGGTACACTTTACGCTGACTCAATAGTCGAAGAAGTGTGCCAAACTGCCGAGGATCTTCTTAACTCTTACCTTTGGTTCGATTCCTACCCTGTGGTCGGTGCTGGCACTTACAACAATGTTGGCATGGTGCTTATCTCAGCGCCAATAAGTTATGTAACTGGTCAAGTGGTAACGCTCGCTAATTGTGGCAGCGCATATAACGGCTCAAAGACAATTACAGGCACTTACCCTTACACCAACGGCTCCGTAGTCATTCCTTACTTCTTAAACTTTCCTTTCAACTATTTCACCTTTCCTCGTGGATACTCGATGATTCAATTTACGCGTACTGCCGCTAACGACAATTATCATCAGATCGTGCCTTACGGCAAGGTTATGGGCGTTGATACAAAAGATACGACCTACGCCACAACTCCTGCAATCCGAGAAGCTGCGATGATGCTCGCCGTCGATATATGGCAAGCTCGCCAGCAATCTTCGGCAGGTGGCGTATCCCCTGACTTCTCACCTTCTCCTTATCGGATGGGCAATACGCTCATGGCTCGCGTTCGCGGCCTCATCGCGCCTTACAGCTCTCCAAGATCGATGGTGGGCTAATGGTCGCTGCAATTACAACTCTTAGATCTACTTTGGCTACGGCCTTGACAAACGATGGGGTCTGGTCGGTGTTTTCCTTTCCACCTGCCAGCCCTATCGCCAACTCAGTCATAATCTCGCCCGATGATCCATACATAGATCCTCAAAATAATCAGTATTCCTCGATCTCACCGCAAGTTAATTTTCGTATAACGATGATCGTGCCGCTTTTTGACAATAACGGCAACCTTATCGACATTGAAAACACGATCGTTGCAGTCTTTGGCTTGCTTGCAGCTTCAGGCTTGAACGTCAAAGTGCAATCAGTTTCAGCACCAACAGTCAGCCCAAATGAGACTGGACAAATGCTGATGTCAGAAATCTCAATTTCAATCCTTAGTAGCTGGAGTTAATCATGGACTACACACCCGAAGAATTACGTTTCCTGACTCTTATTGGGCAGGTAACGGATAAAGGCGCAGCCTCGGCCGCTCCGAAGTCAGACCCAACACCACCAACAGACC